AAGATGCCAGATTCAAAAGCAGAACTGAATAGTAAATTGATATTCTCTAACACTGAGACAACCAGAGAAGATTACTCATCTAAAAGATTACCGTATCCTCTTGAAGAAGGAGATTATAGTGCTTATGATGAACTTATAGGTACTTTATATTCTGAAGAGGAACGCGAGAAGATTGAATGGAGCATCGGAGCAATCATAAGCGGAGACTCTAAGAAGATTCAGAAGTTTATTGTGTTCTATGGAGATGGCGGAACAGGTAAGTCTACCATCATGAATATTATTGAGAAACTCTTCGAAGGATATTGGAATAGGTTTGATGCGAAGGAAGTAACTTCGAACAATAGCTCATTCGCATTGGAGTCCTTTAAGGATAATCCGCTTGTGTCGATTCAGCACGATGGAGACCTTAGCAGGATCGAGGACAACACGAAGCTTAACTCGATAGTCTCCCATGAGTCGATGGAAGTGAATGAGAAGTTTAAGTCGAAGTATGTGATGAAGTTCAACACGTTTCTTTACATGGGCACCAACAAGCCGGTAAGGATCACTGAGGCAAAGTCAGGAATCATCAGAAGACTTATCGACGTTAGACCAACTGGAAAGAAGATTCCAAGATCAAGGTACGATGAGCTCATGGAAAGAATAGACTTTGAGCTTGGCCAGATTGCATCGCATTGCCTTAAGGTCTACAAGAAGCTTGGGAAGAGCTATTACGACAATTATATTCCTAAGGACATGATTGCCTCCACGAATGAGTTCTACAACTTTGTGGAAGAATACTACGACATGCTTTTAAAGGACAATGGAATTCCTGCAAAGAAAGCTTACACGCTTTATAAGCAGTACTGCATTGACGTGAATGCTCCGTTTCAGCTTTCTTACACGAAGTTCAGAGTTGAGTTCTCTAACTACTTCGAAGAAGTAAAGGACCGTATAAAGGTTGATGGTATTGAGTACTATAACTATTACTACGGTTTTAAATGGGATAAGTTCCCAGGACATGATGGCCCTGCCGGTAGGACTGATATTTGTCATGGAGAAGGATCTGAGTCTGAAGCAACGGACGAGGAAAGTTGGATTAAGTTTGAGGACGCTTCTGCATTAGCGGAAGGGTCTTTATTTGATTCTGGTTACGAATGGCAAGATGCGCAGTACGCAAAGGAAGATGGATCTCCTAAGGATTACTGGAGCAGAGTAACAACAAAGCTAATGGATATTGATACGAGTGAGCTTCACTATGTGCTTTTGCCGGAAAACCACATAGTAATCGACTTTGATATTAAGAACGAGAAAGGAGAAAAGGATTATGCCTTAAATGTCGCAGCAGCAAGTAAGTTTCCGAAGACCTATGCTGAGCTGTCGAAGAGTGGCGCGGGCATCCACTTGCATTATATTTACGACGGCGACGTTTCAAAGCTTAGCCATATTTACGATGACAACATCGAGGTTAAGACTTTTGGTGGAAAGGCAGCATTAAGACGGAAACTCACAAAGTGTAACAATTTAGAGATTGCACACATCAACAGCGGGCTTCCATTGAAAGGAGTGAAGAACACCGTGGTTAATTATGATGCAGTAAATCTTGAGAAAGCTTTGGAGACTACTATCAAGAAGTGCCTTATGAGAGAAGTGCATGCGGATACGACGTCTAATATAGATTTCATCAAGAAGATACTAGATGACGCATATTCTAGTGGCAAGCCCTATTCCATTGATCCGAAGCTCAGGCAGAAGGTATTTATATTTGCTAGCAACTCGACTCATCAGAGTGAGAAGTGCCTTAGAGTCTATAAGGACATGAAATGGGAATCAGAAGAGCCACAGGATGATAGAGGATTTGGTTCTGGCAACGATGCTACTGGAGCCAATAGCAAGATTATATTCTACGATGTTGAAGTCTTCCAGAATTTGTTTGTTGTATGTTGGAAGATTCGTGGAAACGACAATGTTGTAAAAATGATCAATCCTAAGCCTGGAGATTTAGAGCCGCTTATTGGACAGAAGCTTGTAGGTTTCAACAATCGTAACTACGACAATCATATTCTCTATGCAAGATGGGCAAAGGACTATTCAAACGAACAACTCTATAATCTGTCACAGAGAATCATTCTAGAGAAGGACAGAAGCGCAAAGTTCAGAGAAGCTTACTCGCTCTCTTACACTGATATTTATGACTTCTGCTCAAAGAAGCAGGGACTCAAGAAGTGGGAGATTGAACTTGGAATCCATCACCTTGAGAATGAGCATCCTTGGGATCAGCTGGTTCCGGAAGAATACTGGGACGAGATTGCAACTTACTGTGCAAACGATGTAATTGCTACAGAGGCAGTCTTTGAGAAAAGACAGGATGACTTTGTCGCAAGAGAGGTTCTGGCAGACCTTGCGCAGATATTTACTGGAAGTGGAACGGTTAACGACACTACAAACCAGCTTACAACGAAGATCATTCTTAGAGGAGATAAGAATGCCAACAAGCAGTTTGTATATCCTAACCTTTCCGAGAGATTCCCTGGCTATGAGTTCAATGCAGCTGGAATCGACAAGTCCAGGTATAACAAGGGTACAAAGATCGTTAATGGCAAGTCTTTATATTTAGGCGAGGATCCTGGAGAAGGCGGTTACGTTTATGCTAATCCCGGAATGTACTATAACGTAGTTACTTTCGATGTCGCTTCAATGCATCCATCGTCAATCATTGCAGAGAATGGCTTTGGTGTGTATACCGAGAACTTCAAGCAGCTCTTAGACATCAGGTTGTTTATTAAGCATAAGGAGTACGACAAGGTCCGTGAGATGTTTGGCGGAGCCCTGGCTAAGTATATTACTGCAAAAGACCCTGACGAACTTAAGAAGCAGGCTAAGGCATTGTCCTATGCTCTGAAGATAGCTATCAACTCCGTATACGGACTTACATCGGCATCTTTTGATAATCCGATGAGAGATCCGAGGAACATAGACAACTGGGTTGCAAAGCGTGGAGCACTTATGATGATAACTTTGAAGAATGAGGTGCTTAAGCGTGGTTACACAGTAATTCACTGTAAGACCGATTCTATCAAGGTTGTCAATCCGTCAGAGGAGATAGCCACTTATATTTGCGACTTTGGCAAGAAGTACGGTTACACGTTTGAGATTGAGGCCAAGTATGAAAGAATCTGTCTTGTGAATGATGCCGTTTATATTGCTAAAGAAAGTGACTGGGAAGGGAACGATGAACCAGGGCAGTGGACTGGCACTGGAGCACAGTTTAAAGAGGAGACGAATCCTTACGTGTTCAAGACTCTGTTTAGTCATGCACCAATTGAGTTTAGCGATATGTGCGAAACGAAGTCGGTTGAGACTGCTTTATATTTGGACATGAACGAGAACTTACCAGAAGGCTCACACAACTACAAGTTTGTAGGAAAGGTTGGCCAGTTTACGCCAATTATATCTGGCGCAGGTGGCGGAGAGCTGATGCGAGAAAAGGATGGAAAGTATTCTTACGCAACTGGGGCAAAGGATTGGAGATGGCTTGAGTCCGGAGTTGTGAAAGAACTTCACATGGAAGACAAGATCAATAAGGATTATTACCGAAAGCTGTGTGACGCAGCAATCGATAAGATCAATGAGTTTGGAGACTTTGATGCGTTCGTGAATGGACCGTCAGAGTCTCATTTATATTCCAAAGAAGTTCCGGACGACTTCATGAACATTCCAGAGGGCGTAGATGAAGAGGAAGGAATACCGTTTGATGCGGCTTAATTGATTTATATTCTTGAAAGGAGATTGTAACAATGGCAAGTAATTTCAACATCAGAATCGAGCATGCAGTTTTAACTTTCAGAAACTTTGCAGGCGCAAGAAAGCAGTTCAATGATGAGGGCAAGAGAAACTTCTGTGTATATCTTGATGGCTATAACAGAAGAGGAGAAGCTTTCCAGGATGAGGATAGAATCCCTCGCTACAAGTACGGACCTGACTGGATGAATCCGAATGACCTCATTACAGCTCTTCAGGCTGATGGCTGGAACGTCAAGTGGACAAAGGAACGTGAGGCCGAAAACGGAGAGGTCTATCCGGCAAGACCTTATATTAAGGTCAATGTGAAGTACAACGATCAGTATCCGAATTTTAATCCGAAGATCTGCACGGTTAAGGAAGACGGAAGCTTCAGCAACATCGACGCTGACACTGCTGAGATCATCGACTCCATTTGGATCGACAATGCAGATGTCATCATTAAGCCGTACAACTATGAGGCTAATAAGGGAATTGAGAACGGTAAGGTTTCTGCCGAGCTTAAGACTCTTTATATTACTCCGGTTAAGGATGCTGATGAGGACGACGATTTCGATGGCAAGTACTCTTCTAATGAAGCAGAAGAGCGGCCCTGGTAATGGGTGTTGACCTGTACGAGCATCAGATTGAGGCAGTAGAGAAGCTACACAATGGCTCAATTCTCTGTGGAAATGTTGGAACTGGAAAGTCCAGAACCGCTTTAGCGTATTATTATCTAAAAGTTTGTAAAGGACAAATTCCAATTAATGGCAAAGGGTCCTGGGGAGACATGGAGTCTCCTCGGGATCTTTATATTATCACCACTGCTAAGAAGAGAGACACCAACGAATGGATCGGCGAGTGCGGTCCGTTCAACATCATGCCTGTTGCTGTTGACTCGTGGAACAACATTAAGAAGTACCAGAACGTCTTTGGGGCGTTCTTCATCTTTGACGAACAAAGAGTTGTTGGTAAAGGAGCTTGGGTCAAAGCGTTCATTAAGATTGCAAAGAAGAATCAGTGGATTCTGCTTAGCGCTACACCAGGAGACACATGGAGTGATTATATTCCTGTATTCAGAGCCAACGGATTCTACCGCAATCTGTCGGAGTTCAATGAAGAGCATTGTGTATTCAACCCTTATACAAAGTACCCGAAGATTGATCGTTATATTAATACCGGAAAGTTGATCAAGTATAGAAACCAGATTCTTGTAAACATGAGGTTTGAGAAGCAAACGATTCCGCACCATATCACAAGATACGTTGAGTACAACAAGCAATTATATTTGTCCGTGTTCAGAGATAGGTGGGATCCGTTTGATCGTTGTCCAATCCAAGAGACAGGAAAGCTTTGCTACCTGATGAGAAAGGTTGTTAACTCTGACGAAAGCAGAGCGAATGCAGTTGTTGAGCTTCTTGGAACGCATGAGCGAGTAATTATATTTTACAACTATGACTACGAGCTCGACATCTTAAGGTCAATTGCCAGCGAGATGAAAATTGTATGCGCTGAGTGGAACGGACAAAAGCATGAGCCAGTCCCCGACGGAGATCGTTGGGTTTACTTGGTTCAGTACAATGCTGGAGCTGAAGGATGGAACTGTATTACTACAGATACAATTATATTCTATTCACAAAGCTATAGCTATCGCATGAGTGTTCAGGCAGCCGGCCGAATAGACCGACTCAACACTAAATACAAGGACTTATATTTTTATCACTTGAAGTCGATGTCGCCAATTGACATTGCAATTTCTAGAGCTCTCAACTCAAAGAGGAACTTCAATGAGAAGGCTTTCCTTGGGATCTGAGACGTGAAAAAAACATGCCCTATAATAGAAGGGAAGAATACGTGTCTTACTCTTCTATTAATTTTTATGTGAGGTTTGACGAACATGAGAGAAAACAAGTTTCAGTCCGACCTCATCAAAGAGATTAAAGGTCGGTTCCCTGACTGCATCGTAATGAAGAATGATGCCAATTATATTCAGGGCATACCTGACCTTTTAATTTTGCATAAAAACAGATGGGCATCCTTAGAATGCAAGAAATCAGCGAAAGCGAAGCATCGACCAAATCAGGACTATTACGTGGAGAAGATGAATGAGATGTCGTTCTCGGCTTTCATCTATCCAGAAAACAAGGAGGAAGTTTTAAATGATTTGGGAAGATCATTCGAAGGACATACCTAAAGGAAAACATGCGCTGTTTAGCGGTAGTGTATATTCCTGGTCAACGATAAAAGCTGAAACAGATGAGGAGTTTGAAGAAGCTCTTCGCACAAGGTATTATAACAGCTTTGCAAAAGACGTTGGAACTTTGATGCACGCTTGGGCATGCGACAGAATTCGCTTTAGAATGAATGCCGTCAAGTCTGATAGCAAGTCTTTGCTGATCTACATCATCAAGTGCTATGAGGCCAATCGCGATTATATTCCAAGAGCTGTTGCAGCTTACTATGTTGACAAATGCTTTCCCAATCTTATGGCGTACATCAAAGATGCTAACGGATTCAGATTGGATCCTGAAGTTGATTTGAAGTATGCAGACGACTTTTATGGAACAGCAGATGCAATCCTGTATAAGAAGAATGAGTTCTTGAGAATTCATGATCTTAAAACTGGAACAACTCCGGCTTCACTCAGACAGCTTGAGATTTACGCAGCCTTTTGTTGTCTTGAATACAACATCGATCCCGCATCTGTAGAAATCGAATTAAGAATCTATCAGAACGAAGAGATTCTGATAGGTAATCCTACTGGAGAAGACATTAGAACTTTGATGGATCAGATACGGAGAACCAAGATTATATTTGAGAAGATCAAGAAAGAAGGCTAACCGAAATGAGCACAGATTTTTTAATGCATGTTGGAGTTGGACATGATGCGAATCCTCCAGGTAGAGGCTCTGGAAGATACCCTTATGGAACCGGCGAGAATCCTGATCAGCACTTAGAGAACAAAACTCTTGCTGAACAGAAGTCTATCCTCTTACGTCAGGGACTTCCTGAGACTGAAGTTGCTATTAGACTTGGCTATTCCAGCACAACAGAACTCAGAGAAGCTGTTAAAAAAGACAAAGAGCTTCGTCAGCATGAAAAGTCTGCTAAGATAGGGGAATTATATTCTAAAGGAATCACAAGTCCGACTGAGATCTCAAAAGCTCTTGGCATTCCTGAGGGAACTGTTAGATCTTATATTAAGCAGATGGGATCTACCACGAGATTGCAGAAAACTGAAGAAGTAAAGAACACACTCAAAGAGCTCGTAGCAGAAGACAAGTATGTTGACGTTGGTGCTGGAACTGAGTATGCACTCGGAGTATCAGCGACTAAGAAAGATTATATTGTTAGCGAGCTTCAGAAAGAGGGCTATTCAAAGCTCTACTATTACTCTCCTCAGATTAGCAATCCCGGAAAGAACACAACCATTGAAGTGTTGGCTCCTCCAGGAACAACGACTGAGCAGATGACGGCTGACCTTAAGTCAGGATTATATTCCATCAATCCAGTAGACAGATTCATAGTGAATCCAGACGGATCAACAAGCAT